TACACCTTGACTGGCCACAATGTCAACTTCTCCACCAGCAACAAGATTAACTGATCCATTTGGAACTAAAGCACGTATATTACCACCAATTTCAGCATAAGCATCACCATGAACACTAATTTTTGCATCGGCCTTAATAGTAACTTGACATACACCACCAATAGTCACATTATTGTTGTTGATGATAACACTGAAATTATTACCAGCAGTAACTTGGTCAACTGAACCATCAGGTCCAACTTTCCAATATGTTTGTAATTCTATTAACTCACCATTACTATCACGACATTTGATTACTTTACCGTGTTGTATTCTGACTGTTTCATTTCCTGGAGTATCATCCATCATGATGAAATGTCCGGATTCAGTTTGTTCTACATTAATATATGGGTATTTTCCTGGTTTATCTATGCCAGAATAAACATACCCACCTATAAGAGAAGATGACATAATTTTTCCTTAAAATATACTCACATTAACTACAGGTTTTGGTGGATTGTTTTTAAAATCCGCAAAAGAATTCGCCAATATATCTGATGCTGCACTTATACCTTGTGGTATATTAGCTAAGTCTTGTGCAATCTGTTGAGCACCAGCAACTACTTGTTCTGTTGCAGCCTTAGCTAATGCAACATATTGTGTAATTGTAGCTACTTGATTTCTTAACTCGGAGAATACATCACCACCAATTGCAAATGAAAGTGCTGCAGCTAAAGCTTGTTTTAACATTGTTAAACATTCAGCAAAAGCTTTTGCAAAAATTGCTGGTAATGAAGTAATAAATTTAATACAAAGACTAATAAATTGTTCTACCTGAACAATTAAAAGTGCCGTAATAATATACATTTTAAGTATTCGATTGATTTTTTTCAAAACACCTGCAATATATTTTGCAGCTGCTTTGATTTGTGTAAGAACGGGGCTCGATGCATCACCAAATGCAGATTCAATTTTTTCTCTTATTTCCGTTAAAAGTTTTTGTACATCGGCACTATGAAATAAAATATTTAATTCTATTGCTGGTGCACCTAATTGTATATTTGGTACTTGAATACCTTCTACATTTGTAATATACATATTTTTAGTTGGCATTACACCCAACGGTTCACAAATATGAAGTTGATTCTTATTATTAAAATTAATACTATTTACGATTGGTGTTGAAGTTGCACTATCTATAATTTTTGCTGTTGCTGAACGTGTTGGTCTGGTTGGATCCAATGCAGCTGCAACACCACCTTGAACACCAAGTGCAGTTATTGTTGCAGGGTCAACTGGTTTCGGAATTTCTGCTTTATATTCTAACACACCTCTTGCAATATTCGATACAGTTTGCATACCTTGAATCATTGCATCACCCAACAGACTTGCCTGTGGTGGGTTTAATTCTATATTGCCATCTTTGTGTGAATAAGCTGTATCTGCAATGTTGACAGCTGAAGGAGAAACAGTATTTTTACTAGCAGCCATTTTAATTCCTAACCAATTTGTGTTGCAGGTCCAACACCAGTTGTAATTTGATTAAATCCAGAGAATACACCTAACATACATGGTGCTTGTGCAGCTTCACCATCTAAGAAAAATCCTAATACCCAGTCACCAACTCGTGGTGCACCGAATTTATTTCGACCATTTAGTGGATATATTGCTTGAGCCCAAGGCAAATCCGATTCTGGTATTTTTTCAAATGATTCTGCTGTGCCGTCACCGTGCCAACCAAAGATTCTAACTTTACATCTACCAACACCTAGTGGATCAACACGATCTACAACTTCACCAATCCACCAAACAAAACCATTTTTACCTATAAAATTAAAATCATTCATTTTTATCCTTTAGCATTCTCTATTGCAGCATTCTGTGTGAAAGTAACGTTTGGTGCAGAAAGGCTATCTGTAAATGCAGAACAAATAGTTTTATAACTCTTATCTGAAGTCATGACATGTCTTACTGCATCAACTAAGTATTTTCCGGAGTAATATTTATCTGAGTTATCATCAATCGAATTTTTATTTGGTGATAAAGAAGGTATATGTAATTTAACTATAGAACCAACTGTTAAGTTAGGATCACCTGGTATTGTAAACTCAACTTTTATATAGTTGGCCAATCCAAACTGTGCAAGTCTGTATGGAATTCTGGTTTCTGCATCGATACTTGGTGAAGTAGTTTGTATTGCTTGTGGATTGTCTTTAATCATATCTGAACTTCTTTGACTGGTATTCACGGTCATAACTCTGACACGAGCATCCGTCATTTCACTAACTGTTTTATTGAATCTATTTTTATAATCAGCTGTTAGTGGGTATGCATTTAATGTAATTGGTTTTTTACCACCTTGAGCTCTTAATTTACCATTTACATAATCATCATACTTAAATCCTGTTACAACCTGTGTTCTCAACATCGTATCAAGACCAATAAACTTATTTGCAAATGTACCATTCATAGTTGCTTCAAGTGTATCGAAATGTTTTGTTATTCGACACGTTATCATACTCTTTAAACCGAATGGTAAATCTGCTGGGTTACTTGAATCTAAGGTATTCTGCGGACTATAAAAGTATTCATTATAAACTGGATCTAAGTACATTGATTGTAGAGACCTAAAATTAAACCCTCTCTTAGATTCAAAAAAGAACATATCTGCACCGACATAACCACCATTATTTTTTGATGGCTTGGCATATGTGGCCATCCAGTTTATAGTTTCATAAGGAGATTTGAATGGTACAATTAAATTGAAGTTACCTTCTGTTTGTTCAAGTCTTAATGATTTAGTTGAAAGCATTTCTTTTGCTAAAACATCTTGAATCATATCACTAATCGTCATATTAGTATATGATTTTGCAATTTTCTTTTGTGCAGAAACAAATAGTTCTTCACTACAAAATTTAATCATGTAACGATAGTTTGTTGGAGTAATACCAACAGATTCATCAATATTGTATATTCTGAATGTTCTATTAAATTGTGTAGGATCATCAGGATTAAATTTACTAAATTGTATAGTAATAAAATTAAACCCTGTTATATTAAATTTTTCAATAAATCCTTCCGCATCACTTACTATAACATAACCATTAATCGTACAATCAAATAAAGTTTCAAATATACTCATTTCTTCCACTACAGCTTTAAGTGATTGTCCTCCACCTTCACCTGTTAATAGAAGAACCTCATCAATAATAAATTGTTGCGGTTGTGTAATTCCGACTGTCATATTGTTGATAATCCATATAATCGTCTAAACTCACGTTGTAGACTTAATGCAATAGTTTTATCTATTAAATTAATACTTCTTTTTGATTCATTTAATTCAAGTTCATAAGTGAAGTTCGATACTTCTCTTTTATCTACCGAATAAATTACATCACCTGTTGGAAAAGAACAAGTTGTGGATTCAATAATTAAATTTGCATACTGTTCTGATCCAATAGTAACAACAGTTTTTTCCGATTCATTTGTTAAAGGATTGGTAATTGTGGTAATTTGTTCATAGTGATGTACATCATTAACGGCTGGACCATATTTTGATTGAATAAAATTTTGCAAATTATTTAAAGTTAATGGCCAATCCCATTCTGGATCGTTTGCGTTATTGGCCAATAATACTAACCAAAAGTCATCAACAGAACCGTAATACTTATATGCTACAATTTCAGGTGTTTCACCCTCTTTTATATCATAAGAATAGTACATTAGTGGATCATTAACCAATTTAGAGACAACATAAACTCTTGTCATCAAATCTTTCATGATGATGGTTTTGCCACTATTACCATCAGGGTATGTAATATTAGGTAAGGTATTGAAGTATAACATTAGTAATCGCCATCCGCAATTTTCTTTTTGTCGATAATATCGATTTCTTTAAACGATAATGTCAAACGTGTTTGTACAGGAGAACCATCTGGATGAGTAATCCAACCATTGGTAGCGTAATCTACATCTATATTTTCTAATACACATTCTGCGTATCTGTTTATACTTGTATTTTCTTGGCCATCATACATAAATTTTAAATTAAATGTGGATGGTGGTATAAAGAATAAACCTTGAGCATTTCCTGTTCCACCACCAATTTCTGGTGCTGCATGGAACTTGAATTGTTTAATTATGTTTTGTACATCTTGAGCTTCTTTTTTACTATATGGTGTAAACAAGAAAGTCATTTGAAATGTTCTTAATGCAGTTGCTTTAAATAGTAACTGAACTTGTGGGTTAATTGCATAACCACGACCTTTTAACAAAACATCTACCGGTACTTTTCCACCTACCGCATCTTTAACTAAAGCTAGAAGATTTGGATTTGTTAATGTTGACAATGGGTTTGTTTTTTCTTCACCGGTCAATACTTTCTTAACATCTCCACCCATACCTGCAATCGCTTGGCCAAATTTAGGTATACTATAATCGTTGATATTATCTTCTTGATATGAGTTTACATATGATGCCTGAACTGTATCTGGCATGTATAATTTTATGACAGATTTTAATCTTTTCTTAGGCGGAGATACTCGAAAAGATAATCCTTGTTCAGTAGTTGAAAGACCAGTAGTAAAATTAAAAAAATCATTAGTCACATCTGGATTAGTTTGTCCAGTTGGTGCCGCAGCTGCATATGCAGAAGTTTCCACAAGGTTTATGTAGAATTCTACCCAATGTCGCCTAGGTGTACTTTTATCACCCAAATCTTCTGGATACTGAAGAAAATCGGTGTTGAATAATCCTGTTGCATTTAATGCTGCGAGTGGACCCTTAACATCACCTAACCCTGCAGCATCAGTGTTGTTTATGGTAGTTATATCAATTTTTGACATTTTGTTTTTCTGTGAGAAAGGACATATATATTTATATGGCTTACTCAGGACGTTTTACACCTAGGAACCCTAGAAAATACATCGGGGACCACAATAATATCATATATCGTTCATCTTGGGAGTGCAAGGTGATGGATTGGCTCGACCGAAACCCAGAAATACTACAATGGGGTTCAGAAGAACTGGTCATACCCTACAAATCTCCAATTGATGGTCGTTTTCATCGATACTTTCCAGACTTTATTGTTAAGACTAAAAAAGGTACAATGATTATAGAAGTCAAACCTCAAGCTCAGACACAACCACCTAAACAAAGAAAAAGAGTCACTAAACAATACATACAAGAAGTTGCAACTTACGGCATCAATCAGGCCAAATGGCAGGCCGCCAACGAGTATTGTTTAGATAGAGGTTGGACATTTAAGATTATCACGGAAACTCATCTAGGTCTCACCTAAATATCGTAATGACATCTAAACTTACACAACTTACCGAACAAAAGACTGCTGCACAGTTAAAAACTTTATCAGCAGAATCTTTCAATTGGTTGAAAAGAAAAATCGTTGAACTTAGAAATCCATCAGGTATTACCAGAGATATAGTAAAAGAAAAAGATAGGTACGCAAGAACCTTTAGAATCGGTATGTTATATTTCTTTGCCTATGATCCTAAAACTAAGGCAGACTTACCATATTATGATACTTTCCCTTTGGTACTGATACTTGAGAAATATCCAGATGGTTTTCTAGGACTCAACCTACATTACTTGCCAATAAAATATAGGATTGCCTTTTTAACTAAGTTGATGAACCTTGCAATCCTGGACGATTCGGATGATATCAAGCGTATGAGAGTGTCATATGACATTTTAAGCGCCACCAGACGTTATAAAGAGTTCAGGCCATGTCTTAAAAAGTATTTGTACGGTCATTTGAAATCGAGAATGATTACCATTAAACCAAATGAATGGGATGTAGCATCGATGTTACCAGTACATCATTTTAAGGGTGCCAAACCCGCACAAGTATGGCAAGAATCAATAGAAGAAATTAGGAACAATTAAAAATGCCAATTAATATTTTATCAAAAACAGGTGTCAGAAATTTTGTTGATAGTTTTCGTAAAACTGAATTAGCTAGACAATCCAGATTTGAAGTGGTATTTACAATACCAAATCAACTAACAACACAGTTAAACCAAGATAAAAATAGTCCATATTATATCGATTCTCAAGATTTAACATTAAGGTGTGAAAATGCTCAGTTACCTAGTAGAACTTTAATGACTACTGAACAAAAAATATATGGTTTTACAGAAAAATATGCATATGAATCTTCTTATACTGATGCAGAATTTACATTTTATGTTTCAGATAACATGAAAGAAAAATTTTTATTTGACAATTGGTTAAATATTGTAAGTCCTAAAAATACATATAATATGAATTATAAATCAGATTATGACACTACAGTTACAATAAATCAATATTCATTAACTGGAAATTATTCATATAGAACTTATCTAAGAAAAGCCTTTCCAATAGCAGTAAATCAATTAGATTTAGATTGGTCATCTGATTCTGTTCATAAATTGACCGTTGTTTTTGCCTATAGTGATTGGATTACAGAAAAATTATTTTAAAGGAGTTTTATTATGGCTTTGCCAAAAATTGATGTGGTGATACATGAGGTGGATTTACCGGTATCAAAGAAAAGAATTAAATATAGACCATTTTTAGTGAAAGAACAAAAGATTTTATTAATGGCAAATGAATCCGGTAATGCTGATGTTATAGAACAATCTATTAGACAGATTCTACAAAATTGTTGTTTAGAAGATTTTGATGTCGATACACTAAGCCTTTTAGATATAGAATATTTCTTCTTACATTTACGTTCTTCTTCTATAGGTGAGTTAGTAGAAAATAAATATCGTTGCCAGAATGAAGTTAATAACGAAATTTGCAATAACTTGATGGATGCAAGATTAAATCTAAATGAATTAAAAGTTTTAGGATTAGAAAATTATAAAGATGTAATATCAATTACAGATAGAATCGGTGTTAAAATGATGTTACCAAAGTACACGGTAATACAAAAGGCCAGAGATATGAAAGATATGACTGGTTTCGTATTCGAATTAATTGCTGATTGTATCGAGTACATATATGACGGTGATGAATTACATTATACAAAAGATATTGACAAGTCTGAAGTGGTAGAATTTATTGAAAGTTTAAATCAACCACAATTTGCCAGAATTCAGTCGTTTTTTGATACAATACCTAAACTTGAAAAGAAAGTTGATGTAACTTGTAGTAAATGTGGTTTTCAACACAAAATCGAATTTGAAGGAATCGAAAGTTTTTTCGGGTAATATTTGGTCATGAGTCGTTGCAGAATTATTATACAACAAATTTTAATTTAATGCAACATCACAAGTACAGCTTAACGGAACTTGAAAATATGCTGCCGTGGGAAAGAGATGTTTATATTAACCTCTTAGTACAATATATGAAAGATGAAAACGAAAGAATTAGATTACAACAAATGCAAAATCAAAATAGGTAAAAAATGGCTAGTATAACAAAGAGTTCGGGAACTCTGTTCCCCCTGATTAATCAAATGAAAGATCAGAATCAAACGGTAATTGAACCTAAACTAAAGAGAACCGTAGGCCAAAGGCAAGACGTTCGATCTGGTGATGGTTTAACTACTATTATGTCTAAGGTTTGGGGACTCTTAAAGAAACAAGATGAATATACCAAAGCTGCCACAAAGGAAATCAAAAGTCAGGAAAAATTTAGAAAAGAATCTAAAGACCTGATGAAAAAGAATAATGAGGTAGTTTTAAAGGCCTTGAATGCTTTAAGTAAAGATGCAACTGGTCTTTTAAGTAAGATTTTAAAAACAGAAGATAAAAGTCTTAAAGAACAACAAAATGCTTTAGAACAACAAAAACTTGCCAATGAAGTAAAGAATGATTTTGCAAAAGAAGAAAAAAAAGAAACTGCTAGTTCAGAAAATAAAAGGCATGCTGAAATTGTTGCATTACTTAAAAAAATAGCCGATGGTAGTGCGGATGATGAAAAGAAACCTAAAAAAGAGAAAAAGAGTTTCTTTGAACAATTTACCGCATTTATGGGTGGTAAGTTTAAAGATTTACTTGTTAGTGCTTTTGGTTCCATTTTAGGCAAAGATTTTGCAAAAATTCTTGTATCTGGTTTAGGTACTGCATTAACTAGTGTTGTAGGACCAGCATTAAAGACAATAATTTCAGAAGGTATTGCATTAGCTTTAAGACATCCATTAGCGAGTATTGCATTGGCTTTAGGATCAACTGCCGTTGCATTAATGAATAATGAAGATGAAGAAATTAGAAAAAAAGGTGGTGAAGTTGCTGCCGATGCAGCTAAGCAAAGAAGAATACAGGAAACTATTACTGGTCCATTGGATTCATCGGTTCTTGGATCGGAGATAATGGATGCAGCAGAAGGAAAACTCAATACAACCGATGTAATAAAGAATGAAATAAACAAAAAGAATACTCAAGCATTTCCTTCTACTGTTAATGTAAAACCTGGTGCTGAGGCTGCTGGACCTGCTGAACAAGGAACAGAAGCATTAAAACAAAATTTATCGAATATATCTGGATTCAATAGAATCACTGCTGTAAAAGATGAATATCATAAAGAAAATGCACCAAATTCAAAACACAATAAAGGCCTTGCTGTAGATTTTACCGTAGATAAGAAAACACCAGAAGCTTATGCAGCTGCAGCAGATGAAGTTAGACAAAAAATACGTGCTGTTGGTTTAAAAGATACTGGTACAAATCCAGATTTTACGGTCATCGATGAATTTAAGAGTGGTACTGCACCACACATTCATGTACAATTCAGGGATAAACAAGCCGCTGATAGTTATCTTGCAAAAAGTGGAACAGCTGTTCAAGATAGTAGTCAAATGGCTTCAATTCAGGCACCACCAACAACAGGGGCAAACCAAACTGCTACAGCTACACCAGAAGAAAAAGAGAAACCTAAATTTTTACCCGAAATAATTAAAGATTTTGCCACTATGGCACAAACTGAATATAAAGCCGCAGAAGGTTTATTTACTCCAGAAGGTAGTGCTGTAACTCCTTCAACAAGTCTTAAACAAGAATTTTTAGAAAGTCAAAAATTAAAGAGTAACGAATCCAAAACAAAAACCCCACCTGTTAATATTACTAACATCAACAATACCGCCATGGCTGGTGGTGCAGGTGGTACATCAACAAATGTTGCTTTAGGACCATATTCGAATGATTCTACACTTTATAGAAATCAACAACAAATCCAAAGAACAGCAGTAGTATAAAAAAGAAACCCACCTTTCGGTGGGTTTTTTATTAATCGCCTGCAGCAAGTCTTTCAAAGTATTTCATATCATCATCTTCATCTAAGTCAGGTTCTTTCTTAAATTCAGGTTTTGATTTCGCTTGTTCTTTGATAGTTTCTACAGTGGTCTTTGATACAGGTTCTCCACCTGCAATACCAAGAACTTTATCTAAACGTTCTTTGAGTTTATCATAAGACTTAAACTCTTTATCACCAGTCAATTCTGATAGTGAATGTTCAGACTTCCAAACTTTCTCAAGTGCTTCATCATCATCTAATAATGGCTCTGAGGCCTCAAATAAAGAACTATCATAATTTTGGTAACCATCTACCTTACGAATCTTCAGTTTAAAGTTAGCACCTTTCCATAAATCAAATGGATTGATTGGTGTTTCATCCTCAAACTCAGGATTCATTGCAGCAGTAATCTTGTCAAAGATTTTCTTACCAAACTTGAATAAGAATACTTTGCCGTTGTTTTCTGGATGTTTAGGATCAGAAACAACATAGATGTTGGCCACATAATTCAACTTACGTTTTTGTTTACGAACAATCTCTTTGTTTGCTTCAATACCTGAATTCCATAATGAAGAATTGTGTTCACATATAGGACATTGTTGATTCTTGGTTGTTAAGCAATTATCAATTAACCAACCACCTGGTCCTTGAAAACCATGTGAGAAGATTTTAACCCATGGCAGTGCATCGTCACCATCAACAGGTGATGCAGGTAGAAAACGAATAGTAGCCATGCCATTACCTGACTTATCTACTTCTGGTTTCCAATAATTCTCTGCACGGTCGGGAAGATCGGCATTACCGATTGATTCTAGAGCCTTAGACAGTTTGTCTAGGTTGCCTGATTGGCGTTTGAGGTTCGCAAATGAACTCATAGTGTGTTGCCTTTCGTATAAACGGAGTATAAACGGAATATTTTCAATGTACTTCTCATAATCAACTGCTAGTATATCATAGTATTTAGTCGAGTGCAATAGCATCTTCAATTAATTTTATGGTATTTTTTACATCACGATGCCATATACCAATACCACCTGCTTCTATAAAGGCCTTGATAACATAATCTGTATCATCGACCAATATTCTATTCTTACCACCTGTTGCATATAAAGCCTTCTTTCTACTACCATTGGTAATGTTTGCCTCATATGTAATACCGTGGTCTTTTAACCATTGTAATTTTTGTTCTAAGACACGGCCATGGAATAATTCACCACCAGATGATGATAGAATCTCAATGTTTACTTTATCTTCAAGTGTTCTTACATATTCTAATAATTCATGTGAACCAGGAAACCAATCTAAGGTTGCAAAGTTTCCACCTTCAATAAATTCTTTCCATTGTGGTGTATATTCTTTACGTTCTCTGGTTGATGCAGCTTCTTCACCAAATAAATCACGGTATCTACTATTAAAATCACAGAGTACACCGTCCATATCTAAGTATAATGTTTTCATGTATAATCTTTCACCAGTTGTTTCACAATATCTTTATAAACTTTACGGTCATAATTTAAAAATGGTGCATACTTTTCACACTTCAATTTAAATGCAGGCCATATTATATCATCATCAATTTTTTCTGTCCACATAGGAAAGAAATTCAATATTTCATTTAGAATGATTAGAGTTTCTAAATGTATGGTCTTATCCATCACCATCTTTAATAATAATGGAAATTGACCACTCTTTACCTTTAGTGTATCATCTACTCTATAATTTTCGAATAGATATTCTAAATCAGAGGTAAATTTATACTTCAATGAACCTGTAACAGCCAACCACATCTTATAATTTTCATCAGCAGGTTGTAACTCTAAGGGACCTGGTCTGATATTAGGGTCAATTAAAAAGTTGGCAATATAAAAGTTCTTTAGTTCTTCAAAATTATACTTGCGTGATAGTCTATAGAAAAAATACTTATCGCCACGTTGTAGAAACTTATCTTGTGACATAGTGGTCTTGCCACCGTATTTAATGTAATCATATTTGCCTTTAAAATGTAAACTTAATGAATGATACAGGTTAAAGGCAGCATAACCAGTATTCTCAATCATATAGGCAATTTGGATTGTTTCTTTAACATATTATTTTCTTGTGCTTCTTCACGTATTTTGGCTTTAAGTGCTGGTGAAATAAGTGTACTAGCCACTTCAACTTCGAGACCAGACTCTTTACAATGTTCTAGTATTGCATCAAGTCTGGTACATCTCAGTTTCAAGGCCAGCGCATCAATCATATTACTAAATTCTGCTATCTCAGTTTTTGTTGGCATAATCTCATGTTCTAGTATAAAATATGTGGTTGCCTATCTGCATTACAACACCCTTTTTGTCCCACTTAGGATGTACATAAGTTGCATGATAAAACATCGCTTTCATCTGTGATATTTTAACATGGGCGATAGGTTCTGTCAAGGCCTTTTGTGCAATATATTGTGATTCTTGCCACAAGTACATATTACGTGGTGCAGAAACTTTCATACAAGTCCAACTAAATTGGCATACTGTTTTACCTTTAATTGTATCTTTTTGGTATACAACACCACAAATTGTATTTGGGTATTTTCCAGAGTTTGTACGGTTAATGGTAACTTGTGCAACTGCCATCTTTCCTTCGAATGATTCAGATGCAGCTTCATAGTAGATATTCTTTGCAAGGCAGTCCATTTCTTTTGTCAATTCAACACGGACATCTTGTGTAATTTCTTTTGCCATATGATGTGGAAAAGAGTAGGCTAACATTACTGTTAACAGTAAGAATGATGCTATTAATAAATTTATACTGGTAAAGATGCCAGTTAGCTTTGAGTTAAGCATTTGCTTCTCCTTGTTGATTGGGAGTGGCCGAAGCCACTCTTTCTCACGCAATTACGAGTTTTGCTTTTTCGTTTTAATTTCAGGCGTGGTTGTTTGAGATACGAAACCATTAAGCGATGCCGCTTTGGCTATAATATCGTTCTCTGTGGGGAATGTGGGAAGGTCTGGATGATCTGGAACAATCTGGCCTTGTACTTTGGCTGATTCGATCTTCATTTCCCAATCTCTGACTACTCTTTCTCGTTTACCGTAGTATTCTTCGGTGAGTAGGTCTTTCGCCATTTTTAGAAGTTCAAGGCGAATCTCGAACGGTGTCATGTTGCTCATATATTTCTCCTATTTGTGTAGTGTGTGTGATTGAGTTTTTAAAGAGAACTCTAACTCTTAATTCTATTTATATATCAACGATTTGCGATATACATGGTGATTTCGAATCCAAAACGTAGATCAGTTGCAGCTGGTGTAGTCCAATTCATATAAGTCTCCTAAGATGTTATAGCGTAATTGCTATAACTGTTATTATATATCATAATATGATGAGTTGTCAAGTAGAGAAAATCATTAAATTATACTACTTTAATTCCAATACTTGGAATAATCTGCTTCATTCCAATACTTATAATTGTTTCGATTCCAAAAGTTTTTAATCAGGTATATGGCCATACCAAAGTAACCCATCTTTTGAAACCTTCTACTATCTTGGCCAAGGTAATGATTAACTATTTTAAACTTCTTAACATCATACATCTTTGACAGAAAGAAATCTTCACTTGTACCAAACTTTTCAGCAAAGCCACCTAATTCTTCAAACTTACTTCTTCTCGTCAACATATATGCACCAACAGCAAATGGTACCCAATATTGCATTACACGATTGATAGCATTGAATAACATGAATCCAACTTTTGCTCTGAAGTCATCATCATAACATTTTAAATATAATCCAACTAAATCTAAATTATTTTTCTCTATTTCATTTACAGTATCATGTATAACTGTATCAGAGAAAAATCTTACATCACTATCAATGAATAGTATATAAGGTGTTGTGGCTAATCTTGCACCGTTATTCTTTGCAATAGAAACTGGACCACCATCGATGATCTCAACATTCAAATCACCTTTGTTGGCCTTAATAACTTCTCTTGTATTATCTGTAGAAGCATCAGCAATAATAATTCTAGTATCACCAATGTTTTGGTTTCTTAAACTGTCAAGTAAGTGGTGAATGTAATCTTCTTCATTCTTACATGGAACAACAATGGTAATCTTATCTTTCAATTCATTTTCTGACATTTACCTTCTACCTTAAACGAATCAAATTTCAATTTATATTTTAAACTATGTAAACTGGTTTCACAACTCTGTTGGTCCGGAAACTCCAGTGTTACTTTTCCCGGCACGTCCTTTGGATCGTTTATGTTCACTGCTAGTATTATTAGTAACCACATCATCGTTCTCCTGTGTCCATGTGATTAATTCCCATCGACCATCATGATGTTCCACTAATGCAGTACAACTCTCAACCCAATCTCCATCGTTCATGTAGACGATACCACCTATATCTTTAATCTCTGCGTGGTGTATATGACCACATATCACTCCATCAAAGCCACGCTTGCGGCAATAGCCAACAAGGTTAAGCTCAAACTGAAACATAAAATCAATGGCTTTTTTGACTTTATGCTTAAGAAACTTAGATAGACTCCAATAACCAAAGCCCATCCTATGGCGTAGCCAATTATACTTGCTGTTAAGACTGAGTACAAAGTCATAGGCTTTATCTCCTAGAAAACTTAACCAAGGTGCTAATCGTGTTATACCATCGAATAAGTCACCATGTACTACGAGATAATGTTTACCATCTGCGCCGATATGCTCTGTTTGATTTACAACTTCAATCAATCCAAACCCAATACCATAAGGCATCAAAGGCCTTAAAAATTCATCATGATTACCTGCAACGTAGACCACTCTAGTACCACGTTTTGCGTGACCCATAATTCTACGAACAACATTAGTATGACTTTGTTTCCAACGCCATTTGTTTTGTTGTATTCTCCATGCATCAATTATATCTCCAACCATATACAAGGTATCACAAGTATTATGTTTGAGAAAATTGTTTAAGTGTTCTGCTTTACAATCACGAGTACCTAAATGTACGTCACTTATAAAAATTGATCTGTATTTTTTTTGCATTTTATTTTTATAGTGGTGCAAGGTGATTGGGTAATAAGGACACCTTGCGAAACCTCATCTAGTGCTTAAGCAGCTAGAGCGTATAACTCATCGTTTGCAGTTATGGTTTTTGCTTGATTTACGGTCATCGCCTACCGTGTTGTCCATATCCTTACTCTTTACCCTGTCGAAACCAGGTCACCCCCATCAGAAGCATACATTAAATTAGTTTTAGTCGCCTCTAACCTAAACTGGCAAGCGGATTTATATAAGCCAGACATATATGCTTCTGGTGGAGGTGGGCGGAATCGAACCGCCGTCCAGAATACTTTTCATTCAACTTCATACAACAATATTCTTAAAACCAATCATCTTCATCTTCATCACGATAACTACCTGTACTTCTCATAACAAGTGTCACTGCTATAAGTAATACTCCAATAATCAAAGTAAGTAACATCAAGTTTGCTATCATATAATTTCCATTCACTAATCTATATTACCAAGTAACCATATAGCAAATGATATTACCATACCTATGAAAATGCCGGCACTAAATGCTATTAATAGGTCCATTATACATCAGTTTAATCTGTTTGTCAACTCATCTGGTCAATGTATGCCGGATGAGCTATACGTTCTATAACACATTCTATTTCATAAGCTCCACAAGAATGTTGATATGCTGGAATAGTATAATCAAAACCCACATCATTTTCTTGACAATGACGTAAACGCCATTCACCTAAAGGTAAACTTTCTTGTATCTCAGTTAATAATAAACCTGGATAATAAAACCTTTTATGGTCTCCATTCCATGTACTTGGCAATGTTTTTCTCTTTTCATATAAGAGATAATGTGGAACCGAAATTGATAAGAAACCACCAATTTTTAGTACACGAAACCATTCAGCTAAAGCACTTCTATAATCAGAAATATGTTCTAAACAATGACTAGAATATACAGCATCTTGACTCATATCAGGAAAAGGTAAATGAATACCATCATAACCTGGATAATCAGTATCAATTCCTATTGCATTAGGAACGATACCCAATTCTGTTGTATTTACTCCGCCACCTTTATGTCCTATTTCTAGGATATTTTCACCACTTAAATACTTATCTAAAAAACCATTTTGTATTTTAAGTTGATATGTTTTTAAACTTTCAGCACCAACTCTACGTTCTGGGTCCCATTTCATAATATTTTCTCTATAAATTAAAATTAATCAACAGTTGCATTTGCACCACATTTAGCACGCTTAGCATTTGTTAATGCACCAAAGTCAACTGGCCATTCTTTACCTTTAGCTAACTCAATATAACCTGCTGGTAAACCAAATGTAACACCAGATGTGGTTTGAATTGTCATTAAAGGTACTCTGTATGCAGTCAAATCATTACCTAAGTTTGGATATGGTGCAACATGGGGGAACATCCAACCTGCAACTTCTTTAGTAGCATTGTTAACTACAATCTTATAAAATGAATGAGGTACAACTACACCAGAACCAATCTTTTTGTCTTGTGCGTTATATACACCACCAACATAAATTGTAAAAGCCTGATTACGTTGAACAGCCCAACCACGTACAGATGTTTCTAATAGTTTCCAAATACCACGATTCAATGAACCGGCCTGTGGACTCATATTAGTCATCAA